GACCATCCGCAGATCTATGTATATCCAGCCCCAGATCAGAGCGATTACTACACGTTCGTCTACTGGCGCTTACGCAGGATACAAGACGCAGGCAACGGTATTAACACCCAAGACATACCCTTTAGGTTCCTTACCTGCCTGATTGCTGGTTTGGCATACTACCTCGCCGTTAAGATAGCTCCAGACCGAATACAGTCCCTAAAGGACCAGTATGAGGAACAGTGGAAGTTTGCTGCTGAAGAAGATAGAGACAAGTCTCCAGTGAGATTTGTCCCTCGCAGGGCTTATATTTGTGGGTAATAGGTTTGCGTCCGCCAAGAACTCGATTGCAGAGTGTGATCGATGCGGATTTAGGTTCAAGCTAACACAGCTAAAGGCTTTGATCATCAAGACAAAGCAAGTTAATATAATTGTTTGTCCTGAATGCTGGGAACCGGATCAACCTCAGTTACAACTGGGGATGTATCCAATTGACGATCCGCAAGCTGTAAGGAATCCTAGAAAGGATTTAAGCTATTTGCAGTCTGGTAATAGCGGGTTACAATTGGTTAACGGATCTGGTACGGCTGTTGATGAAAACGGCTATCCTGAAGGCGGAAGTAGAATTATCCAGTGGGGCTATGCTCCTGTTGGAGGTTCTAGAGCAAACGATGTAGGGCTAACACCAAACTATCTAGCTTTATCATTCCAGCTAGGAACAGTAACAGTAGTTACAACTTAGGAGTTAACATGAAGATTATAATCGCAGCCGGTAAGCCTTCGGCAGGAACCGCAGTTAAGAAATTCAGCAAAGGCGGAAAGACCAACCTGCAAATGAAAGATTTGGGTCGTGGATTGGCTAAGGTTGCTAATCAAAAGGTTTCTTCGTTCAAGTATAAGAACTCTGGGAGCAAATAATGGCTATTCCAGAAAAAGCATCTAGCGTTAACCCTAGTCAGCCAAAGCCGATTACTGGGCTGTCAAAAGAGGATCTGGGTAATAACGGATATCCAAACAATATCCCTAACACACAGACCCAGAAGACCCGTGGTACTGGAGCCGCTACCAAAGGCACTGGTCACTCGAAGAAGATGGGCTAATGGATTACACGGCGCTATCGCAGACGATTAAGGCATATTGTGAGAATGAGTTCCCACAAACAGTCAGTAGCTTTACGTCTGTTGAGCAGATCAATACATTTATTGATCAAGCAGAGCAACGGATATATAACAGTGTTCAGTTTCCTTCTATACGGAAGAATGTAACCGGGACACTAACTCTGCATAATCAGTATCTGTCAGCGCCGGTGGATTTCCTAGCCGTCTACTCAATGGCTGTAATTGATACAGTTACTGGTGCATATGATTTTCTTTTGAATAAAGATGTCAACTTCATACGGGCTGCTTATCCGGTCCCTACAGAATATGGCAAGCCTCAGTACTATGCTCTGTTTGGACCAACAACAACAGATACAGACCCTGCAGTGCCAACAAATGAGCTGACATTCATTCTTGGACCAACCCCTGACTTGGCATATGGCGTAGAGCTTCATTACTATTACTACCCTGAGTCAATTGTTACAGCAGGTACAACATGGCTTGGGGATAACTTTGACACCGTCTTGCTTTATGGCTCAATGCTAGAAGCAGCGGCGTTTATGAAGTCAGACAAAGACGTTATGGAAAATTACGTTTCCCGATATAATGAAGCATTGGCACTAGCTAAACGTCTGGGTGATGGAATGGAAAGACAGGATGCCTACAGGTCTGGGCAAGTACGGATACCGGTTAAATAATGCCATTTACCGGAAACTTTACCTGTGATGTATTTAAATCAGGAGTTCTCGATGGGAACTTCGACTTTGGTGTTGGCACAACAAACGTATTCAAGATAGCGCTATATACCAATGCATCAACTCTTGATCAGGATACTGCTGCCTATACAACCGTTGGTGAGGTTGTGGCGACTGGGTATACTGCCGGTGGGAATGTCCTATCTCCAACCCTGAGCATACTGGATGGGACTGCATTCATCACCTTCACCAATACCTCATGGACAAGTGCATTGACCGCTCGTGGAGCGCTTATTTATAAGGTTGGTGGTGCAGCGGTTTGTGTTTTAGACTTTGGTTCGGACAAGATCTCAACTACGGTATTTCAAGTAGAGTTCCCAGCCGCTTCCAATACTTCAGCAATTATTAGACTTTCTTAAAGGAGCTTCAAATGATCTCAAATAAAGCAGTTTCTGTAGATAAGGTAGGCGCAAGCGTTCTGCTAAGTGGGGCAACAGTTTCCGCTGCTGGTGGAGCTGGTGTATTTACGATCCAATGTTTTGGTCAAGATGGCAAACTGAAATGGGAAGAAAAGAACCCAAATCTGGTTGTTAACGAAGGTCTTCAAGACATGAATGACAAGTACTTCTCTGGATCTGCCTACACCGCAGCTTGGTATCTAGGTCTAATTACTGGTCCCGGTTCAGGCACAACCATTGCCGCAGCAGATACTTTAGCTTCACATGCAGGCTGGACTGAGTACACAGACTACACAGGTAACCGCAAAGCTGCAAATTTTGGTTCTGCAACTCTTGCTGACCCTTCAGTTATTGACAACTCAGGCTCACCGGGGGCTTTTATTATTACAGCCCCCGGCGGCACTGTTGCTGGCGCTTTCTTAGCTTCAGTAGATACTGGCACAGGAGGTATTTTATTCTCAGCTTCTGACTTCCAATCCCCCGGTGATCGCGCTGTAGTTGCTGGCGATACCTTGAATGTTACCTACACATTCAGCCTTGACGCTGCATAAGGAGATATAAAAATGGCAACGAAATTTACTAAAGGTCAGAACGTAAAAGTTCAAGCAGCCGTTCCTCAAGGTCCGGTACAGGCACTTCGCATGACAGAAGATGGAGACTTCTTCTACCATATTGAGTGGACTGATGCTGCTGGGGTTAAGCAAAACCGCTGGTTTCCAGAAGCTGCTTTAACCGAGGCATAATGTGTTTGGAGTCTCACCATTTGCGGCTGCACCATTTGCGTCACTAGCAGGAGCTATTCTTAACTCACAGGTTGACGAATCTGCTTCTGTTTCTGATGTTATTGCAAGTCTTGTAGCCACGGATCGTGAGATTCAAGAAGTTACTACCTGTGCTGCTGATGTGGCTGCATATGTAAACTTATTATCCTTTGTACAGGAATCTACTGTTGCAGAAGATTTGGTCTTTGGCTATACAGATATATTCAGGTCTGTTTCTGAATCTGCTGCTGCATCAGATTCTATTACAGGGAACCCTGCCACTTCTGTATTCATAATTGATTTAGTTGCAGCAACAGATGCAGTAACAGCATCCGCTGACCTTGGTTCAGCAATAGATGAGGCTGCTACAGCCTCTGATCAGGTATCAGCCCTCCGAGTTCTTCCCGGGTCAATACAAGAATCCTCCTCCGCATCTGACCAAGTATCATCCGTTGCTGGGTTTGCTTCGGATATTGCGGAGTCAGCAACGTCTGTCGATCAAGTCTCTTCTATTGCTGTATTCTTAAATAACATAAATGAGGCGATTACCGCATCTGACATAGTTGAAGCTCTTGCTGTATTTGGAACGGTGGTCAATGAGGGCGCTTTAGCCATAGACCAGCCAAGCTCAAAACAGGATTTTGTGTCAGCCATTACAGAGAGCGCCACAGGCGCGGATCAAGTAGACGCAACTCGCAGCCTGCCCGGAAGTATTGCAGAGTCTGCCACTGCATCTGAGGTTGCAGAGGCGTTAGCCTACTTGAATGGGTTTATTGATGAGGGAGCTACCGCTTCAGATGCTGTTGCGAGTATGGCGGAGTTTCATTCAATCATACAGGAACTGATTAGCGCCGCCTCGACCACATCCGCTGGTACTGATTTTGTAGCCTTAATTAATGAGCTTGCTCAGGCTTCGGATTCTATTGTGGGCAGACCACTCTGGGAGGTAATTAATACCTCAGAATCTACCGCTTGGAGTACAATAAATACACGAATCACAAATAATTAGCAAGTGACAAAACCCAACCATAATAGGGACATATGGCACTCATCTTAGCTGACAGAGTAAAAGAGACATCCACCACTGCTGGTAATGGTACATTTACGCTTGCCGGGGCGGCAACTGGCTTTCAGTCCTTTGCTATAGTTGGCAACGGAAATACCACCTACTACTGTATTGCAGGACAAGGCACTAATGAGTGGGAAGTGGGCATTGGAACCTATACGTCTTCTGGTACTACACTAGCCCGTACTACAGTTCTATCTAACAGTTCAGCAACAGAGCCAACAGCTCTGGTGTTTGCCGCTGGGACCAAGGATGTATTTGTTACCTACCCTTCAGAGAAGTCAGTCAATCTGGACGCTTCAGGTGATGCAACTGCATTAGGTACTCCAGTAGCCTTTACAGGTACTAACATAACCGGCACTGCAGCAGGTCTTACAGCAGGAGCTGCAACGGTATTAGCTACAGCAAGGAACATAGCAGGTGTGTCTTTTGATGGCTCTGCTGCTATATCAATACCATTAGAGAATCTATCTGATGTATCAATTGGCACTGCGGTAGTTAACCAGTTGCTTGGATATAACGGCACAGCTTGGACCAATATTGCACCAAACCCAGCGTCAGCGGGAACAGGGGTTGTATTTTATAATGCCACTCCAGTCATAACTGCGGCAGGGGCTAACAACGATGTAGCTCTTC